ATGAAATCGTCAGCACCAGTTTCGGCAAAAGAAGAAATTATGGAACAAAGTTTCTTAAGCCTTCGAGAACCTCTCCAAAACAAGAACATTTGGGAAAAGTGCAAGAAGGCACCAGTATCAGAGACACCAGTGTCGAAAAGTGCGAGCCAGGGGTAAGTGTAGGGAGCGCTGACTTCTTGATATCTTTTAAGACATGCTCCGAGGTCTCCAATTACTTCAGAAGCAACAAAGCCTTTCTCGTGAGATTGGCCGCAGCCTTGAATAATAGGAGCAAACGGTTTGGCGAACCGGCCTCGGATTGCGGATTGAGACTGAATTTTGTGAAGGACATTAGTCTCAGTGGACGGTGTGGTGGTGTGTAGTTGCAAGACTCCTAAACTGCCGGGATCGACGGTTTGGAGTTGGGCGAATTGGAAGTCTTCGCCTGCAGATCTCCATATGACACAATAAATGGAACAATCAGAGTCGAGGGACTGGCCGATGACCGGGGTCAGTTCTTCAACAACGATTCGAGGATATCCAGATGTGTCGTTGACTTTACGCCAATGGGTGTCGAACAAGTAAGGAACAACGAGTTCGAGGAACGTGTCACCCTTGACATCTACTACCTTGGACGCAACATCGCCAGAAATGGCAACGTCAGGGGTAGCCCAAGTAGTATAGTTAATCGAGACGCGGAAACGGCAAGTAGTGAAGGCATTAGTAACAAAGTGGAACAGGTACTTAATGGACCCTCGCCAGTACTGGAAGGCGTCAGAAATGAACATGAGATAGTCAGGTTGGTAAGAGGTATTGAGGAGATTGCGAGGAATAGCAACTATTGATGCATTGGTTGTAACGTTAGTGAAATTGATAACCGCGTGGAGCATGGGTATCATTGCAAGTGAAGTGACAGTGGCGAGTGACGTTTCTCCAGGAAGGAGTGATGCATCAAGTGAAAGAAGTGGATTTGGATAGAGAGAAAGAGTACGTGATTCCGAAAGACCAGTGCCATGGCATAGATCTGAATCAACTCGCTGTTGGACATTGGATGTGACGCCAGAAGTATCGGGTTTATCAAGACCGGTAAATTGACGAAACACGTCGAGTGGATTTGCGAAGATGGAAGCTACAGTGTCCACCATTCGAAGAATGGGTGACGCGGCGGTTTGAATGCCGTTAGCAACATCTTGTGACGCAGTGGAAAGTTTAGTTACAGCTTCTGTGACCTTGGGCGGGATTAGGTCAGAAGACTGAGACTGAACGTACTTCTTAGGATGTGGGACAGGTTTTCTCTCTGTGGGACGTTCAGGTTGTGGATCGTGGCGATGAAAAAGAGACTCACGAGTAATGGCTTTTCGTCGGTTGGTGGTTGAAGAGTGAACATAACCAGCAACTTCGGGGTTCACGAAAGAAGCGAAGACACTAAGGGTAACAGTATCTCCGGAATTCGGGTCTCCGATAACTAGTGGGACGAGGGGCTGAAACCATACCGATGCGATGGACGATGCATTGGTAGTGGCCCAGCGTAGCCAAGTGAGTGGATTGAGGTAGGGAATTTCGATGGTAGCAGCATCTTGAGTGGAAACAGAGATGACGACAGGATGGTTGCCAGAAGCAGCCCATATATCAGGAACATATGTGGACGTGTTTGGACAAGGTAACCAAGATATCATAATAGCACCCATTTGGAACGGGGTGGAATTCATCCGAACCTCGAGTTTTATCGCAGCGCGAAAGAACAAGAACGTGAGAAGTGCGTCGGAAATGGTAGACATGGCGAAGAGGGCAGCCGGGAAATCAAGCCTCACTCCGGTCCACGCAGTTCCAACAGTGATAGATCCAAGTTGATAAGACCTGGATAAGAGTTGTGAAGGTGTTTGGAATGGATAAGGATTGGCGATCCTTTTGTGAACTGTGAGAAGGTCCATTTCTTGCGAGGACTGGAATACCTCATTTTCAGCCTCGTTGTACTGAGTGAGCTGTTGCTGATGAGATGAAGTTGATTCGACTGGGTCCTGGAGGGTCCTGTTGATAGGACTGACTGTTGATGATGATGTTGTTGATTGAATCCTATTCTCCATAGTAAAATGCTGGATTGGGCAAAGTACCGGAGTAAGCTCCCAACTCAAAACTGAAAGCGATACCAACACTCAAGGGGAGCGTAGTGAAGGCAGGATCTATTCAGACAGAGGAGTAGTTAACATGCGTGCTCAGGCATAGGAGAATGTTCAGACGTCGTAACACCCAGAGATCCAGAGGGCGTAGAGATCATCATAGGATGGTTTGAAAATCCAGTCAGGGTTCATTTTGGCAAGAAATTGATTGAGAGTGTTTTTGTGGTGGTTGAATTGCTCACGGCCGTGAAACATCCATTCCTTTAGTGCGGTGTGGCAGTTGAGCATTGTTTGGTGGTTGGTTGTGTAGTCTTTGGAGGTGTGCACCCAATAGACCATCATTTTGAGCGTGCGTGGCTCAATGGGGCAGCCTACGTTCGGTCCCTCATGATCAGGAGAGAGGCGGAACCGGCGTTTGAGAAATTCTATCTCGTCGTATCGACAGAATGGTTGTATAGCTGCTGACTTGTCTGGATTGGTGACTGTCCAATTAAGAAA